TTGACCGAAAAACCAGGAAAATGCTAGGCGTTGAAGCGGAGCAAGGGGAACGGCTGGAAGATCTACTGCCAAGGCTTATAGATGAACGCGGGCAAAATGGGGCTGCCGATTATCTGGATGTACCAAAAGCGACGCTGGGGTATTGGCTTTTGAAGCTTGGAATCAGTATCGCACGGGTAGCGGTGGCGCCAGGTGACACGGTAACAATAATTAAAAAATAAAAAGGGGAAATATTTTGAATTTTGCAATCATTACCAAGATGAAAGGATTAACTGAAAAAGTCGGGCGGGCATACCAGGAAGCCCAACGCTGCAAAGGGTAGGGGCGCAATGAGTGTTGAACAAAGCGCGAAGGCGTGGAAACTAAACGTCCAGGGCAGCCTTAAGCTGGTCCTGTTATCTCTGGCCGATCATGCTGACACCCAAGGCCGGCACGTTTTCCCAAGCCAGGAATTTACAAGCCGGCGTTGTGGGATATCGGTTCGTCAGGTCCGGCGGCTTTTGAACCAGCTGGAAGAAATGGGCTTAATCATCCCGGTCGCACATCCCAAGGGCGGCCGGGGTATGGCTACTGAGTATGAACTGAAACTGGACCAACCCGAAACAAACCCGGAGCCAAAACCTTCGGGTATTTCAGCGGATCCATATTTTATACCAGAAGAATTCATCAATTCAACCTCGATGAGGAACTTGCAACCCAAAGATTATCAAACATTGGCCCACGACGTGTTGAGGACGAAGCCATCGGCTGAACCCAGCTTCAAAAAGCAATGGCCCTGGACGTGGGGTGTGGGGGGCGCAGTCCCAACGAATATGAGGCAAATTCTACCAGAAGAAAACCCGGACAAATTGACCGCCTTTACAGAACCAAATATCGAATCAAAAACCCGGACAGATGAGACACAAAACCCGGACATTTGCGACATAAAGGCGGACATTCAAGACATAAAGGCGGACATAGCTATGTCCGACCAACCGTCAAGAACCGTTATAGAACCATCAATAGAACCGTTAGATGGTGCCAAGGCACCAAAACCACAACCAATATATCCGGAATGGTTCAAACCCTTAACGACATTACACGGGTTCGTTAACCGAGCATATCCGAAAGCCATTCCAACGATTGAAGCCCAATGCAAGGCTTCGGGGGTTTCGGTTTCCACGGTGGTGGCCACTTTTGCGGAATACTATCCGGACAATTACATCAGGCACGGTTGGAGTAATCCGGTCATGGCCTTGAACCGCACGCTTGATATACAAATCAACAAGGTTAAAGGGGCAAAACAGACAACGGCGCCCCGCCAGGAAACGACCGGGGATATTAATGACGTATGGGCTGCCACGGCCGCCCGATTCGAGGGGAAGAACACTGATGACGACAAAACCGAAAATTAATACCGGGATGGAATCGTTGGGGGATATCCTTCAGCAATTCATTAATCCCCTGGGGGTGGTGGTTCCTGATTGGGCGATGTGCGAATTGCCGTCAGATCTACGGGATCGTGACCGGCCCGATCATGGGCGAACCCATTTCAAAACCGAACTAACCCATCCATTGTGGAAGTGCTGGATATTTATGGTCATTGAAACCACGCCATTCACGCCGTGGTTTAGGGCGCAAATTTATAGATGGGGGGTTTTTGAAGATGAAATTATCAAGAAAGCAAAGGGTGCTATGGGGACGTATGCTCAGGAGCATGGGGGTCAGACATTCCCGTGCGAGTGTCCGTGGGAAATTGAAGCCGCAATTACAAGAAGTGCAGACCGCTACAAGCGCAGACTAAATGCCGTGGGGCTGCCGAACGCTGAAAAGGTCAAGACGCTGGACAACTTTGAAAAAAGAAAACCAGAACAAGATCCCACGGGATCGGCGGCCCATATGCTGGACGCAGCCCACACATTTATAAAAGAGCAAGGCCACCGGACCCTGATACTATTGGGACCTCCAGGGACGGGCAAGTCCCACGTTGGAATGGCGGTAGTTTATGACGCAATGGACCGGGGCGAAAGCTGCCGGTTTATTGGATGGGGGGAACTGCGTGAACTGATGCTATCGACATTCCAACGGGATAATAGTTACTCGGAAGGGGTCGAACGTCCAACGGTTTGGGACTTATTGAATCAATACGCCGATTATAAATGGCTGGTGATTGATGACCTTGGAAACGGTGCAGCCCTGACGCCCTGGGCAACTGAGCAACTGCGGACATTGTTGGACAAACGGCTGAACGACCAGGACAAGCGAACCATCATAACAACCAATTTGACCGAAGACAGATTTGAACCGCAGTTAGGGCATCCGGTCGCGTCACGGCTAACCGGCAACAACCAGCGGAACGAGGAAACGCCGTTGCAGATTGTTGTTGTGGCCCAGGACTACCGGAAAGAAGAAGTCAACAAATGAATTACACACAGGAAAACCCTTTGAAAATTTTATCACTTGGTTGGGGGGTACAATCCTGGACCCTGGCGGCAATGTCAGCATTGGGTGAGATACCAAAACCGGATTATGCCGTCCATGCTGATACCACCCATGAGATGCAAGGCACATACTCCCACGCCGAGAAATGGACTCCTTGGTTGGAGGAACACGGCATCCCGGTGGTAACGGTCCGGTCGGACGCGCCCGAGGTGCATTACGGAAAAGGCGATGTAATAATCCCAGCATTTTCAAGGATACCAAAGGGTTCAAAAAACAAAGACGGGCAAATCCGTCGCGAGTGTACCAATAAATGGAAAATCCAACCCGTCCGCAAATTCGTCCGGACGCTGGTGCCTAATCCCCGCCCTGGGATAGTTGAATTTTGGATGGGGATTAGCCTGGATGAATGGACCCGTATGCGGGACTCTGACGTCAAATACATCAAAAACGGGTATCCCTTGATTGATCGCAGAATGAAACGCGCAGATTGTGTGGCATGGCTTCAAAAGCACGGTCTGGACGTTCCAGGGAAATCCGCTTGTGTGTTTTGCCCATATCACAATGGCCAGGCTTGGAAGGATATGAAAAAGCGGGGCGGGTCTGATTGGAATAGGGCAGTTGCCGCTGATAACGCTATCAGAAGGGTAGGCTTCCATCAGTTATTTGTTCATACGGCGCGAAAACCGCTTGAAGAAGCGGTACAGATCCCCGAGGACCACGGGGCTTCCCAGCTTGAGATGGACATGGTTTGCGATTCGGGGGTTTGTTTCGTATGAACGTTGAAAACGACAAACTTTACACACCAGAAAATCCGTTAAAATTTGTATCACTCGGATGGGGTATTCAATCTTGGACTCTGGTAGCAATGTCAGCATTGGGAGAAATACCTAAAATTGACTATGCAATCCACGCTGACACAACTCACGAAGCTGCTCACACATATGCCCATGCCAAGAAGTGGACACCGTGGTTAGAAGATCATGGGATCCGGGTGGTAACGGTCCGGTCAGATGTTACAGATATACAAAACCCTGAAGTATATAAAGGGGTTTTTATTCCTGCGTACACAATTGCCGACGTAAGTAAAAGTCATGGGGTGTTAAACCGCACATGCACCAGCCGCTGGAAAATTCAACCTATTAGACAATTTGTTAGAACTTTAATACCAAAAACCCAGCCTAATATTGTTGAAGCATGGATGGGAATTAGCTTAGATGAATGGACCCGTATGCGAGATAGTGATGTTAAATATATTAAAAATGTATATCCCTTAATTGATCGCAGAATAAATCGTGCAGACTGCGTAGCATGGTTAGAAAGAAATGAACTTGATGTTCCAGAGAAATCAGCTTGTGTGTTTTGTCCATATCATAATATTCCAACATGGAATCGCATGAAACAAAAAGGTGGAAATGATTGGGAAAAAGCTATAGATATTGACAATCTAATAAGGGATAAACGGGAAAATCATCAGTTATTTGTTCATACGGCGCGAAAACCGCTTGAAGAAGCGGTGAAAATACCTGAAGATTATAATGCAACTCAATTAGAGATGGACATGGTTTGCGATTCGGGGGTTTGTTTCGTATGAACGCGGAAACCATTGGCGCCATAACCGAAGCGGAATTACAGGCCACCATCCTGGACATGGCGCAGACATTCGGGTGGCGGTGCCACCATGAATATGATTCCCGGATTGCGCCCCGGGGCCGTGGCAGTCGAACCATGACAGACAAAGGTTATCCGGACCTGACCCTGGTGCGGGGTGATAAGTTGTTATATGTGGAAGTCAAAAAAGAGTCGGGGAAGGTCAGCCGTGACCAGGAATTATGGCTGGCAGCGTTGCGGGCTTGTGGAGTACGCGCCGAAGTCTGGCGCCCATCGGATTTGGACAACGGGACCATTGAAGTCATATTGAAGGAAGGGTGGCGCAACACCCAGGACACAACCCGCCAATGCAACGACTGCGGCAAGTATATAAGGGGAAAGAATCTGCCGCTGGTTCAACTTTGTTGGTGCGGCGTTGATTATGACGATCATGGCGGGAAGGAAGGGGGCGCAAATGGCGAAAATAGGAAATAATTTTCTGATTACGTGCAAGGTTTGCGGCAGAGGGGATCCCGCGTCGCAACCAGCCGAAGCAGAAATGATGCAAGTGGACTATTTGGATAGTTTAGGCAGACACGCCAACTATAAAAAACCATATGAACCGGATATTTACGGGGAGCCGTTCAGCAAGTACCAATGTTGTCACGGTGGCGTTGGGCGGAAATGGTCGTGACACTTTGTTCTTGCTGAAATTATGTCCCAAGTGCGGCGGGGATCTAACCGGGGAAGCTGACCATTGGGGTCGATATCTACGGTGTTTTCAATGTGGCTTTAACCGTGATGAGGAAGTGATTACTAGTTATGCAGCACCACATAAATGGACAAAACCCGACAGCTATGGACGCCGCAGCACTCGCAAAGCTTGACCTGGGCCACGCCATCAGGGACGCAAAGAACCGGCCCCGGGTGTTGATGGATTGCCCTGACCATATATCCGCAGATTGCAGCGGCCGGCGTTACGTCGAACACCGAAACAAACATCAGCGCACATACTACGCCAGGTGTTGGCCCTGTAATAAGATCTATCAAACCCGGATAAATACGTCATTTTATAAAAGGTAAAATATCGTGGCTTTAAAAAACAGCAAATCCATAGCAGCGGAAAATAGACGCCATGAAGCCATTCAAATGAAAATGTCAGGCGCTACACTGGATGATATCGCCCACCATTTCAAGGTGTCACTGGTGCAGATTCATAGGGACATCAAACGCCGGCTGACAGAAGTGCGACAGGATGACATTGAAGCAGTTGCCGAAGAATACGCATTGCAGAAAGCAAGATATAACCGGCTTTTGCTTCGTTGGTGGGATGATGCTATAGGAAGTGATCCGGAACTGGCAGCACTTGCAACGAATCAGGTGCTGCGGATCATGCGCCAGCTGGACTATATCGGCGGCCTGATACCGGATAAGCCACTTATCCAGTTGAACACCTTACAGGTTAACGGTGACGGCGGCGGCACATTGGCTGACCTACTAAAAACGCTGGCGAACGATAGCGGGGAAATAGTGGAAGGAATGATTGCAGATGGTAACAGCAGCGCAGAATAGGGAAATTATAACCCGGCTACGGGACAACCCCGGCCACTTCTGGAAGTATGTCCTGGGCTGCAAGCCCTACGATAAGCAGATAGAAATGGCTGAAGCCCTACGGGATAACCGGCGCGTGGCGGTTGTTGGCTGCAATGGATCGGGGAAGGATTGGATGTCAGCCCGTATAATGCTTTGGTGGCAGCTGACCCATTACCCGGCCATCACGGTGGTAATAGGGCCAACCCATCGCCAGGTGTCCGATATTGTCTGGAAGGAAGCGCGGGCTGCTTACTATGAATCATTACGGCCCCTGGGGGGGTCAATGTTCAAGACGGCCCGGTGGGAAGTGGATGACCGCCATTATGCGCTGGGTTTTGCTACTGATAACGATCTTAATCTACAGGGCTTCCACTCGCCCAATCTGCTGGTAATTATTACCGAGGCCCACAACGTGGCCCAGGATCACATTGAAGCGGTCAAACGGTTAAACCCGTCCAGGATGTTATTGACCGGCAACGCATTTGCAACCGGCGGGGAATTCTTTGAAGCCTTCCACGGTCTGGGGGATCTATACAAAACGTTAGAAATCAGCGCGTTCGATACGCCCAACGTTAAGGCCGGGATGGACCTGATCCCCGGCATGGTAGGAGTCCAGCAGATCGAAGAACGTAAACGGGAATGGGGCGAATCGTCAGCCATGTATATCGCATCTATCCTGGGATCATTCCCGGATAACCTCGAGGACGCAATAGTTCCCAGGACGTTGTTAATGGACGCCGTTGACCGCCAGCTGGAACCAACCGGCCCGGCAACATTAGCCGTGGACGTCGCGCGATTTGGTGCA